CACATCGCATCATGTCGCTTCAATCCAGTCGTGAACGTGTTGCAAGTATTGTTGGCGAAGATTTCATAGTTGACAAAGTAGCTTATGTATTTGAAGGCATGGTCGCAAGTATCACAGGCTGCAATCACATCTTGACAAGCGTCACAAGGCATCAGAAAATTGTTTACGCACGCTCGCTTTTGATTTTCTTATTACGCAGCCAATTCAAATCAATGCTGCACCTTTGCCCACTTGCGCTAATTGGCAGCTATTTCGTGCCACGAAAGGACCATTCCACTATCATTCATTCGTATCGTAAAATTGTAAACGGATATTGCTTTGACGCAGTGCTTCGTCAGAATTTGACAGTAATAAAAGAAATGTGCATTGAAATGAAACGCTTCGATAACGTGGTAAAAGAAATTGAGAAAATGGAAGAAGGTTATGCTGAGGTGAAAGCCATACGCGATAAAAATCGCATTCATGCGTATTGAATACCTGCCCAAACAAATTGAATGCTTCAAGGCACTTGCTACCGATTCGCCTTGTGAGATAGTTTTATACGGTGGCGCGGCTGGTGGGTCGAAATCATTCACTGGGTGCGCTTGGCAAATCATGAGACGCTTGCATTATGCAGGTTCTCGCGGTTTAATAGGCAGAAGTAAACTCGACACCTTAAAGAAAACAACGGTAAAAACTTTCTTTGAAGTTGCAGGCATGATGAATTTACGTGCCGGGCGCGACTATGAATTGAACGGATCAACCAACGTGATTACTTTTTACAATAAATCCGAAATCATTCTCAAGGACTTGTTTCAGTATCCGAGTGATCCAGTGTTTGATAGTTTAGGTGGCTTGGAGCTTACGGACTTTTACGTAGATGAGGTTTCGCAAGTCACAAAGAAAGCCGTTGACGTGTTGCGCTCTCGTGTTCGTTTTAAGCTACGTGAATTTAACATCAAACCGAAAGCACTACTCACGTGCAATCCGTCGAAAGGTTGGCTTTACAATGAGTTTTACGACCCGTGGCGCAATCAATTACTGCCTGAGCGTTACGCATTTGTGCAAGCCTTACCCGGTGACAATCCACACTTGCCTGAAAGTTATCTTGAAACCCTTGCCTCACTTCCTGAAGCCGACCGCAAAAGATTATTACATGGTGATTGGGATTTTGACGAAAGCATTGACTGGCTATTCAAATATGATGACTTGCTTCGATGCTTTCGTGAGGAACTTGGAACCGGTGAAATGTTTATCAGTGCCGACATCGCACGACTCGGAAAGGACAGGACAATCATTTGCGTATGGAAAGGACTTCAACTATTCGAGATTCACGAACTACGCAAGGAACCAATTACAAACGTGGTGGCTGCTATTCGAAATGCAATCAATAAACACAATGTCAAACTATCAAATGTTATCGTGGATGAGGATGGCGTGGGCGGTGGAGCAGTGGACCTGCTGAAGTGTCGCGGCTTTCTCAATGGTTCAAAAGCAAGGCAACCTGACAAGTTCACAAATCAAAAAGCCGAATGTTATTACAAACTTGCAGAACTTATTGAGCAAGGCAAAGTAATTCTTCCAGTCGCAAAACGCGACCTCATCACAAAGGAGCTTGACATGATACGTCGCAAACGTCCTGAAGCCGATGGTAAGCTCGCAGTCACAGGAAAGGACGAAATCAAAGCCATGCACGGTGTGTCACCTGACTATGCTGATGCCATCATGATGCGCATGTATTTCGAACTTTCACCTAATTATGGCAAATATTCATACGCGTAACCGCCTGATTTTCAAGGCAAATAAAAAAATTATGAAAAAAGTTTGCACATTAGAAAATAGTGCATATATATTTGCTGCCGTAACCAATAAAACAAATAAACAATGGATTTATCAAGCCCACACAACGACGAGCAATGTGTTTGCTCTTCAACCGACCAACTCGAAAACCGCTCACTAATCGATTCGGCTTTCATGTACAAGCAACTCGGTAACGACCTTGACAACATGACAAAGTACCTAACCGCTGCATTCAAAGAAGCGGTCGCAGAAACCCTAAAGTTTCGTGATGCACGCACCGCTAAAGACGTTGAGCTGGTCCTTCAGCGTTTCATCCGCGATTACGCTGCACAAGTGCAAGACCTATGCAGTGACATTGATTCAGTTATTGTTGAATGTGACCGCGAAAAATGCCCTTATTGCAAATGAAAAACTTCAAAGGTGTTGAAGATCGCATTGATGCGTATCTCAAATTGCAGACCAACGTGCAAATGACAAATGATAGCAAGGAAGAATTTCGCAGGCTGCTACGCCTAATCGCAAGGCAGGCAGTGCGTGAAGCGAGCGATGTAATGATATTCAACTGTGAAACCCAATTATCTTAATAACATGACAGCAAAACAAATTTCCGACCGCATCGAACCGTTCATTCCTGAAGACACCGATGTAATTACTTTGGCTGAAGCCGTTGCCATTGTACTCAAAGGTCAATACGGTGAACACAATTACAACCTATTTATCAAAACCCTAAACAACAAACTCAATGGACACTAACACAATGGACTCGCTTCAGAAATTCATGAAGCACCTAAACCGCGAACCTGCTCGCGAATCAATCGCACCAACTCCCGACAACCGAGCGCACACGGTGACGATTTCTCACATTGAAATGACACTGGATGAACTTTACTTCGGACGCTGGTCAACGACCAACTTTACATGGTCAGCAATCGGTAACGAAGTGCAAGGCTCTTTAACCCTGCGAGTGCATCACCCAGTCACGAATGAAGTTATTGAGCGCACCGGAGCAGCTTCAGTTGTTATCATGGTTGACAAAGCACCGGAAGGAATTTCGGGCGCAGAACGAAATAAATGGGCGTTAAATCCTGAGAACAAGAAACCAAATGCACTTGACATGGCATTTCCTAAACTCAAAGCGGAATGCCTGAAGAATGCAGCGCAATCACTTGGTAAAATCTTCGGGCGCGACATGAACCGCAAGATCGTTGACGATTACAGACCGTTCAAATTACAGTTACCTGAAAGTACAATGAAGAAAATTGAGAATGATATTCGACTCGGTGTGGATGAATTTGAAATCAGACAAGGCATTGAGCAACTCGGTGAACTTGTAAGCGAACAACAAAAGCAGCATATATTTGGACTCCTAAATAATCGTAACAATGAATAACTACACAAAAGAACTCTTCGAGAGTATCAAACAAAACACCGCTTGGGACGTTGCCAGGCTCGGTAAGTTCACAGGCTCAAGGCTCGGTGACTTATTCACGCAACCTAAAACCAAAACTGCACAGGAAGCTGGCGAATGGAGCAAGACCGCTGAAACCTACATCCTTTCCAAAGTCATGGAAATTGTCACGGGGCAATCGCAAGACGGTGCATCCAGTGCCGCAATCGACCACGGCAATGAGTGGGAAGAAACAGCACTTCTCGAACTTCAGAAGGCAATCGGATCGCCTGATGAGAAAACACACCTGCGACCCGGATTCAAATTGTTTAATGAATACTCAGGTGCTTCACCTGATGCTTTCATGCAGTTGAATGACACGAAAATAGGTGTTGAGATTAAGTGTCCTTACAATCCGATTAACCACTACCATCATTGCAAGATTCAAAGCGAAGCCGACTTGAAAGCAATTAACTCGGACTACTATTGGCAAGTTCAAATGAACATGCTTACCTATGAATTAGGAGCGTGGATATTCGCTTCATTCGACCCAAGACAACCCGAACATCGCAGGCTGCATTGGACAATATGTTATGCAGTACCTGAAGACATGCAACTGGCTATTGATGTCATGGAAAAGGCAAAGCACTACCGCGACCAAATACTTAATGAATGGATGTTTAACAATAAAAACAAATAACAATGATGACCGCAAAAAGAAAGCGACTCCCAAAGGAAAAAATCAATGCTAATTATTTAGCAATGATGAATGAGATTTACAGCTCCAATTTTATCAACTCTTATGAATTGCGTGAGAAGTACAACGTCACGCATCAATGTTTTCCGTGTTTATCTCATTTGCAATTCATTGTGAAAATAGGAACGGGTTTGTACAAATGGAACTTAACTACACCTCCAAATATGAAGCATGTACTGGCAATGAAGCGTGAAATTCAAGTGAGAAATCAAAGCTATAAAAATGACCAAAAACAACTTGCTATTAATTTCAATCAGCGTAAAAAAGCAAGCAATCCACGTATCGCACCAGAGCAACCTGAAAAGACAAATAACACCTTTGCTTATTTGTTTGTTTTCTTACTCGGAGCGGTAGTTACAGCGGTTTGTTGGTACGCTGCTCAAAAGTAAATGATGTAAAAAACTGGACATTTGTATATTTGTGTTGACCCGTAAAAAAGAAAATAATTTTAAGCCAAAGGGAGGAGGCATCGGGTCTGCTGAATCC